GGCATTTCTTTTTATTCCTGATGCCGGATATTTATCAAGTTCTATAAATAATTTTAAAGACAATGTTTCTACTCATTTTCCTCTCGGCTACATTACTGACTTACTTGCTATTCTTTCGACCACAACAGAATCGACACTTACTGTCATCGACGCTACTTTACCTTTCTTTGGTAATCCTCATATTTCTCTTGACCTTAATGGTGTCCTCGATCCGATCTTAAATGCAACGACTTCTGTTTTTATAAATTCTTCTGCTCCTTCCGATGAGACTTTTTATGAAATAACAAGTCGTTATTGGAATTGGATTTTGTATATTTTGACTGGTTTTTATTTGATAGGTCGAATTCTTGGAAGCCATTTGATTCCTCGTCAGGGATTTGGTGAGAAGGGTAGTCTTTCTGATTCTTCTTCATCTGATGACAGTTATAAATTGAAAGAAAAACTTTATAGTATTAGAAATAGGGGTAAATTTTATGATTAATTAAAATTTTATGAAAAAAATAAAAATGCAAAAAATAAGAGGTAAAATGTTTTTTCTTTCAAGTAAAGATCATGCCAAACTTTTAAAAGGTAAAAAACCTAGTTTATTTGGACGTTTTAAGATTTGGAATGGTAGTAGACGATATGGTGTTGATTCGTTTTTTGATCAAAATAAATTCACATGATAATTAATCTTCTAATAAATTTAATACTTCTTATTTTTGGATCTCTTTTTGTCTTTCTTCCCGAGGTTTCTCTTTCCTCTATTCCTTTTATCGGACCTGAAATTGTGTCAATTTTAGGCACTGTTATGGGTATATGGAATGCTTTTATGACAACTTTTCCTTACGCTGAAACAGGATTTTATATCTTTTTGTGGGTAATTCTTCCTTTTGAGATTCTTATGATAATTGCCAAATTCTTTTTGGGTCATAGAACGCCGGCTAATTTAAATTAAAATGATTGAAGGAACAAAAGTATTAACAAAAGATCTCATAGATATTTTCGAGGCATCAGAAGGCTCGATAAATATGTACTATGGTCTTATCGGAAATGGTAAGACGTATGCCGCTACAAGTGACATACTTGATCTTTTGGCACAAGGAAAAGTTGTTTATGCCAACTGGCATATAAATGTTCCTGATTTTGATGATCGAAAGGATTTTTGGATTAGTTTGCGCAATCTTCTTTTGTTCCGTAAACGGTATTATTTGATTCCTTGTTCAAAGAATTTGCATTATTTTGATCCTGAGGATTTTGAAAGCACTGGTGAGCTTACCGAATGGCTTTCAAAGCTCAATGATTGCCATATTTTCTTTGATGAGGGGCAGGATATGTTTGATTCTTATGAGGGAACCCGTTTTTCTAAGGCTAAACGTCGTCTTATTCTTCATACTCGCCACTATCATCGAACTCTCAATATCATTTCTCAGCGTCCTACAGCTATTCAGGTTTCTGCGCGAGGTAATGTAAATCGCTTTTATAAGTGCGTAAAGCTTGCCTCATGGCCTTGGATTCGCTTTGCGCGCTTTGAATTTCAGCAGATGACAGGTGAAACAGTCGATGAAAACGCAGATCCTATAAGCCGTAAGACTTATTGGGGTTCAAATCGCGTTTTCAGCGCTTATAACACTGATTATCTCGCGCAAGGAATAGAGAAGTCTCAACAAGTGTTCTTTGAGGCTTTTGATCTTTCATTTAAAGAACGCTTGTATTCAATTTTTTCGCTCCTTCGGCTTAAGCCGAAGGGCGGAAAAATTTTGGCAGACGCTGGGGGGTTAAATGAGATTGGAGCGTCTTTAAAGAACGATGAGAAGGCTCAATACGGCTCATCGTCCGGTCAGGAAGGTCTTCCTTTCTAGGCTGTTAAGTCTATCTCGGCTGTTTGGCTTGCTAGCTGTCGAACGCTATGCTACGGGGTCTAAACAAGCTTTCCCACTGCGCTTCACTTTAATCGGTGAGCGTAGTGGGGGGGCTGTATACAATACGGGATCTATTAATATAATAAGCCTTTGAGTTGAAATTGGGGATAACTTAATTTTTTTTTCTGGTATCATTTGCATATGAAAACCTGCCCGATTTGCGGACATGATTACGATTACCTTGATCCTAAGGTTGAGTATCATGTAAGCTATTTTCCTGTAGAAATCATTGCAAATGCCTGTAGGGGATGCAATTATGCTGAATTTTTAATAAGGCATCCTGAAATTCCTACAGGGTATTATATGAAGAAAAAAATTGTAAAAGTCCGAGAATGGACGTTAAAAAATCGTCCATTTCTAGGTCTCTAGTTATCCACAGGGGAGGGTGTTGTAAAACGCAAGTTGTGCGATATGATAGCGTAAGCAGTGTCGCACAATATATCAACAGCGTTTTGCGATGCTGTCAATTTCAATGAAAGGCATTAAAAATAATCTTTTTAAACATATGACTTTAGATCAGAAAATGCATGTAGCATGGCAAGACATGCAAACAGCCGTTTCCCAGTATGATCTCCCTCGGATTTTCAAGCTTGCTTATTGGATAAAAAGCATGCTTGCCGAGGTTAAAGAAGAATTACCCACAATAAAAGCTTAATATGAGCCATATTAATTATAGAAACGATGATTTTCCTTTAGGTTCTGTGATTAGAGGTTCTAAGCGTTGGTTGGGAGGTAATCATAATTCTCGTCATCGTAAAGCTCAGATGAAGTTTTTTTCAAAATCAGGAGGTGTTTTTGGTTTTCAAAAGCGTATTGGTGGTGCGCGCGTATGGCGCGGCGATTTGACGCAACCACACTAAAATGAATGAAATTTATCTATCTAAAAAGGATTGTATCAAGTATGGTTCTTTTTTCTTACAGCGCGGTATCACTGTTCGTCAAAAGAATCCTTTAAAATTATTTATATATGCATTGGTATTTGCTTTTATTTTGTTTGCTATTCCTAGTATTTCTAATGCGTTTACCTTAACTCCCAATACCGGAACTTCCTTTGAGACTGTAATTGATGATTATAGTTATTCAGTGCTTGTTTGTTCTCCTTCTGGTACTTGTTCAACTATAAATTCAGGCTCTGGTGCTTCTGATCAATGTGCTTATATTGATTCAGGAACATTATCATCTAATTCAGGACAAATAGGTTCAGGATTTTATTCGGATGAAAGTGGACAGCCAGATTCTCCTTGTGATGAGAGTGAGGTTGGTGTTTGGAAAGTAAGACAATATACCTATGGCGGTTCTTTTAGTTGGGCTTCTGATATTGTAACTTTCACTGTTACTTCAGGTGGTGGAGGTCCTGATCCAGAGCCTGAAACACCCGTTGATTCTTCTCTTTTTGCATCTCCTTTTACTTCTTTATATGCAACAGCATCTTCTACTTGTGTTCAAACATCTTCCGGCACATCTACTCCCATGACATATGAATGTCATGCTACCAGTACCCCTGTGTATGTTCAGGATGCCGGAAATGTTTCTTTTGCTCTTTCAATTCTTATTGGATTGGTATTTATTATGGTTGCCGGATTTATGTATAACAATATGACATCAAAAAAACCATGGCTTTAACACTTATTTTTTATTTCATATTTGTTTCTTTTGCAGTCGGATTTACCATAATTCTTTTTAAGTTTTTGTATGTCCTTTTCTGCAAAATAATTGAAATAACAAGATGATAACACAAGATATTTTAATCATGTATATAGTAGCGATTTTTATCTCTCTTTTCATTTACTTGATTATGAAGCTCATTTCGGAGTTTAAATGGTAGATCGAGCTCTGGGCGAGAGGTTTGTTGTCCTCGTATGAAAGCTAACGACTTTCACCCCCAGAGCTCGGTTTGTCAGCCCGTTAGGGTAGATGAGCCAAAAGGACGCGTATTAGTTCATGCGATATATGAAACACCAATCAAACAAAAAGACATGCCTACATTAGACGCAACCAGCACCGCTGTGTTTAGCTCTATTGGCTTGAATGCCACTACGATTTACAACGTTTTCGTTGGACTCGTAGGAAGCGCTGTTTCTTTTGGCCTCTGGCTAGTCCAAGTTTCTTGGCCTTTCCTTTTGGGCATCGCGTTCATCTACCTCATGTGGAGGCTCGCGCATAAGTTTACTGGCTTCGGACGCTAGTAAATAACAAAAAACCCACCAATTAAGGCAGGTTTTATAACAAATTAATTATAACATGCGTAAAGTTTGTCCACAATGTAAAAGAGGTCGAGGTTCTACATCTGCTAAGAACGGCAGAAATGTTGTTTTAATTTGTAAAAAATGCAAAAAGTAATTAAATTTTTTCTCATAATAGGAGTATTTGTAATTGCCATGACGGTGTCAGCACCTCGGGTATTTGCTGAATATGGATTTGGTAATTGGCCATCAGTATCAATTACAAATCCAACACCCAACATAACTATTTCATGTGATCCAATTATTTCAGGAAGATTTTTAATGTCTGTATCAGATTTTGATACAATCAAAACTGATAATTACTATAAGCCAAATGATGAAGGAAATTTAGCTTTAGTAATTGGTAATCCTCTTTGTACAGGAACTTTAACAATTGAAGGATTACCTACAGGAGATTATGTATTTTTTGGAGGTACAGAAAGTCCATCAGCAGAATATTTGATTGAATATGTAAAAGTTTTTCATTTTGATACAGATACTAATACACTTTCAGATGCAGGTTATCCTGATTTTGGTACTGAAACTCGTATTATTTCTATTGTTCCAGAGAATGGAACTACTACAGGTAATCTTGTTGATTTTAATGTAACTGCATATATTAACCCTGATGATGTTGGATCTGTTATAAAAATTCTTATCGATTTACATAATATCGATCAGAACGTCCTTTTATTGTCTGATTTTTCTTCTTCTGATATTCAATTATTCTTTGGTGTTGCAACTACAACTGGATTATGGTCTTTCAGTACTACGACTGCTCTTGCTGATGGAAATTATCGTTTTAATGTAAAAATGGATTCATGTGCTACTGCTTTTGGTACTTGTTTGATCCAACTACCTTTCGTTGGTATTCATCTTGAAGAGAATACTCAATTTATTGTTAATCAAGCTACTTTTATAGGAAATATATCTCAAAATAGTTTTTCACAATTGAATTCTATTTTCGCTTCTACAAGTGCTACAAGCACAGCTGCTCTTGCTGGTACATGTAATCCATTTTCGGGTTCGTATTCTACTCTTTTTATGAATGAGGAATTTTCTATAGTTTCTTGTATGGCATTTCTTTTTATTCCTGATGCCGGATATTTATCAAGTTCTATAAATAATTTTAAAGACAATGTTTCTACTCATTTTCCTCTCGGCTACATTACTGACTTACTTGCTATTCTTTCGACC